AAGAGTTCAAATGGCTGTAGCTGCTAAATTACAAGCTATGGGTAAAAAGAAGATGGACGAAGGTATACATAAATATCAAGACCTATTTAACGATTTATATACTAAATACGAAGAGTTCTTAAATAAATACAGAATACATAGCGGTAATGAATTAATGCATAAATTTAAAGATCCTAAAGTTGGTATATATAGTCTTTTAAAATCTAATTTTGATATCTTACCTGGACACAAAGCACAACTAGACGATTTTATGCAATCTTTGAAAGAAACTAATAACCTTACTGAAAAGAAAGGTACCTTATGCGGCAGATGCGGACACGTTCACGTTAAAGGAACTCCGTGTCCTAGACCTTTTAAAGAAGGAGCTAAACCTGACTACTTGGATTTTGATAAAGACAGTAACAAGACTGAACCTATGAAGAAAGCAGTTAAGGACTCTAAATTAAAAACCGAGCTTGTCTCTAACGTATTAGGTAAGTTAAAAGAAGCAGGTCCGATGAGCCCAGAAGATAAAAAAGCTACTGATTTAGAAATACAAGCTCAAAAAGCTAAAATCGCTGCTGCTCAACATAGAATCTCAAATCTACAAAAAGGTGATGCTTTAACTGAAGGTATGCATGCTGATTACGAAGGTAAGATGGCTAAAGCACAACTTATCTCTATCGTTAAAAATGCAAAAGACTTATTTGATTCTATGGATGATAATACTCAGTTAAAATCTTGGATTCAATCTAAATTAAGCAAAGCAGAAGATTACATCAGTTCAGTAAGAACTTACCTAGACGGTGAGTCTTTATCAACAACTACCCCTTTAGTTCACGACGGTCAACCGGTTAGAGACGATGAAGGAGCTGCTTTAAATATCGGCGATGTAGTAAAAGCTGCTGACGGTAAAATCTACCAAGTAGTATTCTCTTATTCAGAAGGCAAGCCTTTCTTAACTCCTTTCGATTTAAAGAGAAGAAAGCCTGTAAATTTAAGAGAAAGACATTATTTTGATAATGTATCTGAAGAGATGAATAAATCTCTAAAGATGTCTAAAGTAATGGAAGCAAGTGCTACCAAGGGTGGCTTTATGAGATAAAACTTCGTAACTTTAGCATAAAATGAATAAACATCAACTCAGGTCATTAATTAAAAAAACCATTGTAGGAAAACTACAAAGGCAGGGTATTAATAAGTACAAAGAGTATAAAGTTTTAAATCATGTACCTGACTTGATATCAATCTTAACCGATTTACTATCTCCACAATTTAATCTATTTGTTAGAGATATTGAATGGGTAGCACCAAAACCACCAACCTTCAGAGTCGTTCTAGAGAATGACCAGAAATTCTACCTTATAGATTACGGTAGATCTTGGATGGCAGAAGTAGAGGGTAAACAATACTACCTACTTAACCTAGGAGAAGAGGAAATGGCAATGTCTGCTATTGCACGTATTTTAAGATACGGTAAACCAGTCAATGCTGATATGGGTGACGAATTTGCCAGCGGTGGAAGCACAGGCGGAGGTGGATCAACCGGAGGCGGAGGAGGTGGAGGCGGTAGTATGGAAGCTGCACTGAACGAACCTCTACCTGGAGAAGAGGGAGCAGCTGAACCAGGTGCAGAAGAGATTGCTGCTGAAGAACCTGAATTAGAATTGTAATGGATATAATCGAAAAATTTATTAGAGAAAACTGTTGGAGATTTCCAAAAGGATACCCTGACCTTAGTAATCCTAAAGATAAAGCTCTGCTATTTGAATTAGTCGAAAAACAGCAGCTTGAAGAAGAAGAGCAGCAAATGTACAGTTACGAGGATTTAATGAAATTAATACAAACAAAAAAAGATTCGTTAGACCCTAAATTTATTCAAAAACTCTACCATACAATTGAAGGAAAAGGTCAAAAACTAGGAGGAATACTTCAGAAAGTATTTACTGATAGAAAACTAGCAGCATCTAGTAATGAATTATTTGGTATCATTCATGAATATCCAGGATTAGAAAAACAATTAGTTGATGTACTAAACAGTAGTGAAAAACAGATTAGCCTTCAGGACTTAGCTCAAGGAGATAATATAATCACAGTAGCTAACAATAAAACTAAACTACCTACAGAATTCCTAGTATCGTTACTAAAAGCTGGAAAGTCTACAGAAGCAGGCAAAGGGGTTGGTGAAGGAGAAGCTCTACTAGCACTCTTAGGAAGAGAAGGTAGAAAAATGGACGTAGGAGATGTACAAATTCAAGGAAAAGAACTTGAAATAAAAGGAAGAGACGGCAGACTTATAGGACGTGGAGAAGACCTTAAGAAATTATATTCAGAATTAGCACAACTAGGAGTTGAACCCCGAAAAGTAGGAAAAGGCTTAGAAGCTCTACATACATATATTCCATTCATTCTTCAAGCACAGCCAAAATTAAAGAATGAAGTACAAAAACTTTTAGAGAAAGAATTTAAAACCTCCTTTAACGTAGATTTAACTAACTCGGATGAAGTAAAAAATGCTTTATTAGAATGGTACGTTGATTATTTTACAGCTAATGAAGGTAAAAATGCGGACTACGTAATGGTTATAATGGGAGATAAGTACAAATTCTTAAACAAAGAACAATTTAAACAAGCAGTCCTTAGCGGAGACATTACAGTTAAGAACTTTTCTGCAAGCAATAAATCTCCTAACATTACAGGATTTGCTTAATATTTATAGATATGTGTAGCTGTGGATGTAATACTTGCGAAACTAAAGCTCCTTTATTAACAGAAGGTGTTTTATTTGAGCAACCAATCTCAGAGAATCTCTTATATCATATCAAGAACGGAAAACCAATAACAGAAAATACTTTTAGATACGGTTCAAATGCTTTTCTTAATTTGTGGAAAGAAGCAAGAACATTATACTCAAGAAATATTTTAGATGTTGGAGAGGATGACGAGCATATTTTATTAGAGACTCATTTAGGAGAATACGGAATGTTTGAAGGAGATAGAGTTCCTTTAGACTTACCGATGATAGATGAAGAACCGATTGAAGAGATATCATTAAATTCTACCGGTGCTGAAGAGATAATTTCTCAAGTAAAGAATGACCCTAACTTACTAGACAAACTGGATTTTAATTCTTTCCCTGATTTTATTAATTTTTTAAAGTATGCCACTATTGATGATTGGTATCAAATTAGAGATGAAATAGGTCTGACTTTAGATGAAGCTAAATACCAAGGTAAAGAAGTAGCTTTAGGAAAACCTAAAAGAGGTGGATCTAAAAAATTCTACGTTTATGTAATGAATCCTAAAACTAAGAAAGTAAAGAAAGTTTCTTTCGGAGGTACAACAGGATTAACAGCTAAAATAAACGATTCAGAGGCCAGAACAAACTTTGCAAAAAGACATAACTGTGCTGAAAAGAAAGATAAAACAAAGCCAGGCTACTGGGCATGTAGATTACCAAGATACGCTTCTTTGCTTGGATTAAAAGGTTCATACTCAGGATTCTGGTAATATGGAAAACCTTCGGCTCCTTATAAGAAAAGTCTTAGAAGAGCGCAGTCTTAGAGACTGGGTTAAGGAGAAGTGGGTACGTATTGATTCCGACGGTGATATTGCCGGTGCTTGTGGAACTTCAAAGAATAAACAAAGACCGGATAGATGCTTACCTCAATCTAAAGCACAAGCACTATCTAAATCTGAGAGAGCAGCTACTGCACAGAAAAAGAAAAAAGCAACTGGACAGTTCGTTTCAAATACTAAAAAAGCAAGAGTAACTGAGATTCTACAGATACTAGAATCAGATTATACACCAACCAATAAAGAATTATGGTCTAGAGCTAAGTCTGCTGCTAGAGCAAAGTTTGATAAATATCCATCGGCCTACGCTAACTTATGGGCTTCTAAATGGTATAAGAAAAAAGGCGGAAGCTGGAGAAAAAAGAAAAAGAAATGATTAACCTACTAGACATACTAAGTGAGGCAGAGGTAGCTAAATGCCCTGCCCCTACTCAAAATATTGAACTTAACCTTCAGAATAGACAGAAGGCAATTAATGAATATGGATACGGTCCATTGAATCCCAATGAACCTAATGAGAAGTTCTGGCAGGCTAAAGTTGATATGTGGAAATTAGATTCTGCAGAAGAAGCTAAGAAGTCTCTATGTGGTAACTGTGCTGCATTTGATATCACAAAAAAGACTCTAGATTGCATTGCTAAGGGAATAGGTGATGATGAAGGTTCTGAAGATCCTTTTGACGTTATTGAAGCCGGTGAGTTAGGTTATTGCAGATTCTTAAAGTTCAAATGTGCAGCTGCTAGAACTTGTGATGCTTGGGTTGTTGGAGGTCCAATAACAGACGAAAAAAATGATAAACAAGCTTAAAGAATGGTTTGACCATTTAATTTTACCGAGACCAGAGTTAAGTAACATGCCTATCTGCCCTTTCGCTAAGGCAGCTGTTACTAATCAAGAATATACCGTAGAAGAAACAAACCTAGATGATATAGCATTCCAGATAAGTAATGCTAACGTTCAAGTTTATAAAGTTTGTATCTTTTATTTACCTAATTATGAAATTTACGAAGTAGAAGCATTAGAAGCAAAAACTAAAATGCTTAATCGTAATTTCAGACATAACAATAAAGTAGTTTTAGATAGCGATCCTAGAAACCCTTTTACAATTAACGGAGTAACAACCACCTTTCCGGATTGTTATATTTGGATAGTTCAAGACCTAGCTGACTTGACTTCTAAGTCAAACGGTCTTAAATTTACTGATTATTATAGTTACTGGACAAAAGAGCAATTAGACGAAGTTGTAACATGGAGAAACCATACAGAGACATAGAAGTTACTGATGAGTATATCATTCGTGAGTTCGACGAAAACATTGACCCCATAGAATTACTATGGCATCGAGATGATGAAGATAGAACCGTGGAGATACTTGGAGAAACAGATTGGAAGGTGCAGCTAGATAACAGCTTGCCAACTTCCTTAAATGAAGCTATATTTATAAAGAGACATGAGTGGCACCGAGTAATTAAAGGAACCGGAACACTTAAGTTAAAGATATACAAGTCATGAAACAAACATTAATTTGGATTATTGTCTTGGTTTTTGGAATAGGTATTGTGTATACTCGTTTTTTTAAACCGGCAGAAAAACTACCTGACGTTTCTATTTACGAAAGGAGAATCGATTCGTTGAATAACGAAATCAAAGCAAACAACATTAAAGTACAGCAGTTAGACTCTCTGGTAGATATCCAAAAGAGTAAAATTAATAAGCTAGAAAATAAACTAAGTAAAACCGCAGCAGAAGCTGCTAAAGAACAAAAAGAACATGAAGAAGATCTTAAGCGTATTAATGCTATGTCTAATAATGACATTACCGCTCTATTCTCAGAAAGCTTTAAGTGATACCTGCCGTGTCCCTTGTGCTACTCTGAAGAAGGCTTTAGTGGTTAGAGAAGAGAGAATTTACTGCGGAACTCAATTAGGGTTTGCCCGTGATTCTATAACTAACCTACAGGAGATTATTTTATCTAAAGATACTATTATCTTACATAGAGATAGTACAATCATTTTGTTTAAAGATAACGAAAATAAGTACAAGGAAGTTATCAACAATAAAGACTCTATTATTATAACTTACGGTAAGGAAATTGAAAATCTTAGAGCATCGAAGAACGGAGCATACATAGTTGCAGGATTAACTATCTTATTATCTATCTTCTTCGGCCTATGAGTCAACCAGATTTAAAAGCAGTCATTCGACAAGAATACGTAAAGTGCGTGGTAGATCCCGTACACTTTATGAAGAAATACTGCTATATCCAGCATCCACTAAGAGGCAGAATCTTATTTCACCTATACCCTTTTCAGGAAAAAGTACTAAAACACTTCCAAGATAACCCGTATTCTATCATTTTAAAGTCAAGACAGTTAGGTATTTCGACTTTAGGAGCAGGATATGCACTGTGGTTAATGCTTTTTCACAAGGATAAAAACGTACTAACCCTTGCAACAACACAGGCAACCGCACGTAACTTGGTATCAAAAGTGCAATTTATGTACGATAACCTACCTTCTTGGTTAAGAATCGATGCACAAGAGAAGAATAAACTGAGTTTACGATTGTCAAACGGGTCAAAAATCACAGCTAAATCATCAAATTCAGATGCTGCTCGTTCAGAAGCTGTATCTCTACTGTTGATTGACGAGGCGGCGTTCATCGAAAACATTGCAGAGACATGGGCATCAGCTCAACAGACGTTAGCAACGGGTGGTGGTGCGATTGTACTATCAACTCCCTACGGAACTGGTAACTGGTTTCACCAAACCTGGGTTAGAGCTGAAGCAAAAGAGAATGAATTCCTACCGATTAAACTACCATGGTATGTTCACCCAGAAAGAGATCAGACTTGGAGAGATGCTCAAGATAATCTACTAGGAGATCCACGTCTTGCAATGCAGGAATGTGATTGTGACTTTGCAACCTCAGGAGATACTGTATTTTACGGAGAGTATTTAGAGTTCTATCAGCAGACCTACATGACGGATCCCATGGAAAGACGCGGTGCTGATATGAATTTATGGATATGGGAACCTGTTGACTACTCAAGAAGCTACATGGTAGTAGCTGACGTAGCTAGAGGTGACGGAAAAGACTATTCTACCTTCCATATTATTGATATTGAGAATAATACTCAAGTTGGAGAGTATAAAGGACAGTTAGGAACCAAGGAATTTGGTCACTTATTAGTGGGTATAGCAACAGAATACAATCAAGCACTACTAGTAATTGAGAATGCATCGATAGGATGGTCAACTATTCAGACTGTAATCGAGAGAGGTTATGATAATCTTTACTATTCCCCCAAAGGAGGTAACGTAACTTCCGATTCTTACTTCGATCAGTACGACCACAACTCAAACATGGTAGCTGGATTCTCAATGAATGCACGTACTAGACCGTTAGTAATTGGTAAATTCCAAGAATACGTTAACGAAAAGGCAGTTACTATTCATTCCAAACGCCTGATCGAAGAAATGAAAGTGTTTATATGGAAAAATGGTAGAGCAGAAGCACAGGGCGGCTATAATGACGACCTAGTAATGGCTTTCGGTACAGCAATGTACATCAGAGACACTGCTTTAAAGTATCGTCAGCAAGGTTTAGACTTAACCCGTAATGCTCTAGACAATATAACAGTAACAAAACCATCATATCAAGGAGTCTACCTACCTTCCCACGTTGCTAATCCTTATGAGATGGACAACGGTAAAGGAGGAAAAGAAGATATAAGGTGGATTTATTAACTATTTATACTTATATTAATAATAAACAATGGCTGATACCAGTATATTTTCGAGATTACGTAGGTTATTTTCTACAGATGTTATTATCCGAAACGTCGGTGGGGATCAGTTAAAAGTAGCTGATACAAATCAAATTCAGATGTCGGGAGAGTTAGAGAATAACTCTTTGATGGCTAGATACAATAGAATCTACACCACCTCACCAACATCTCTTTACGGATACCAATCTTCTTTTAACTATCAAACACTAAGAACCCAATTATATTCTGAGTATGATGCAATGGATACAGACGCAATCATTGCTTCTGCCCTTGATATCCTTTCAGAAGAATCAACCCTTAAAAATGATATGGGAGAAGTTCTTCATATCAGATCAAACGACGAGAATATTCAGAAGATTCTTTACAATTTATTCTACGATGTATTAAACGTTGAGTTTAATTTAAGTTGGTGGATTAGAAATATGTGTAAATACGGAGACTTTTTCTTGAAGTTAGAAGCTTCAGAGAAGTATGGTGTTTATAACGTAATTCCTTTCGCTGCATTTAACATTGAAAGACAAGAACATTACGATCCAGAAAATCCAACTGCTGTTAGATTTAGATATGATCCTGATGGACTAGCTGCTGATACTTACGGATACTTTAAGACTCCAAACCAGCATGATGCTAAGTCAATTTACTTTGATAACTATGAAGTAGCTCACTTCCGTTTATTGACAGACGTTAACTTCCTTCCTTACGGTCGTTCTTATATTGAACCTGCTCGTAAATTATTTAAGCAGTACACTTTGATGGAAGATGCGATGTTAGTTCATAGAATTGTAAGAGCTCCTGAGAAGCGTATTTTCTATATGAACGTAGGTGGTATTCCTCCTGCAGAAGTAGAGAACTTTATGCAGAAAGCTATCTCTAAAATGAAGCGAACTCCTTATATTGACCAACAAACAGGTGAATATAACTTAAAGTACAACATGCAGAACTTAATGGAAGATTTTTACATCCCCATGAGAGGTAATGACACATCAACTAAGATTGAGACTTTAGGAGGATTACAGTATGACGGTATCACAGACGTAAATTACTTAAGAGATAAGTTATTTGCTGCTTTAAGAATACCAAAAGCATTCCTTGGATACGATGAGAAGTTACAAGGTAAAGCAACTCTTGCTGCCGAAGATATTCGCTTTGGTAGAACAGTTGAAAAACTACAGAGAATCATGGTTTCTGAGCTGTATAAGATTGCTTTTGTTCACTTATACATTCAGGGCTATAGAGACGAATCACTAACCAATTTTGAATTATCATTAACAACTCCTTCTATCATTTATGATCAGGAAAGAATCATGCTGTTAAAAGAGAAAATGGAATTAGCTCAATCAATGATGGAATCTCAATTAATTTCCTCTGATTGGATTTATGACAATATCTTCCACTTAAGTGCTGACGAGTATGATGAGATGAGAGAATTAGTTAAGGAAGATGCTAAGCGTAAATTTAGATTATCTCAGATTGAAAACGAAGGAAACGATCCTTTAGAGACTGGAGAAACTTACGGTACTCCTCATGACATCGCTTCATCTTACGGTAAAGGTAGAGTCTATAGTAGACCAGGATCAGTACCTGATGGATACAACGAAGATGAACCTAAAATGGGCCGTCCAGAAGAAAAAGCTTCAAATATTAACACTACCAACGATCCTTTAGGGTTAGATAGATTAGGTAGAAAAGCAATGAAAACTGATGACCAGCAGGGTTACGGTAGAGATAATACTTCACCATTTGCATTAGAATCAACTAAGAAAGAATTTACAAAACATAAGAAAGTTCTTGATAGTTTAATTCCAAAAAAGATGATTTTCGAATCAGAAAGAAAAGCAAACGGATTATTAGACGAGAGTCAAATTAGGGAATAAACTTTTAACATATATTTATTATAAAACCATCGATAGATGTCAATAAAACATTCAAAATTTAGAAATACAGGGCTTCTTTTTGAACTTCTGGTAAGGCAGATCACCTCCGATACGTTAGAGGGAAAGAATTCTGCTGCTATCAATATTCTTAAAAAGTATTTCGTTAACACTGAATTAGGAAAAGAATATAAACTTTACGAGCAAGTAACAGCCTATAAAAACTTAAGTGAGGCTAAAGCTGAGATGGTTATTAATACACTAGTAGAGACTTCAACTAAATTAAAAAGATCTGAAATTAGAAAGCAGAAATATAATTTAGTTAGAGAGATTAAAGATACTTACAGTGTAGAAAAATTCTTTAAAGCTAAAGTTACCAATTACAAAGTATTCGCAGCTTTAAATAACCTAATTGAAAATCAATCCTCAGATAAAGTAGCTCCTGAAACTGTAATTAATAATAAAATTACAATCCTTGAACACTTAACAAAATCTGCTATGATAGCTCCTGCTGATGAATTAATGGAGGAGTATAAAGGATATGGAAAAGATATTAGAATCTTAACATACAAAATGCTTCTTGAAAAATTTAATGAGAAGTACGATCACTTAACAGTGAAACAAAAAGAGGTTTTAAGAGAGGTAATCACCTCAGTAGATAATACAGACAAGTTAAAAGAGTATTATAATACAAGAATCGTTGAAGTACAGCAATTACTTCAGAATAAAACTAACGGTATTAAAGACGAAGTACTTAAGATTAAAATTACAGAAGTTCTTAAGTATGTAAAACCTTTAGAGAAGACGGAAAAAGTTACCAACGATGCAATCATTAACTTGTTACAATACTACGAACTTGTTAATGAACTATAATGGCGACCAGACAGCAGCTAAAAGACGAGCTTAAAAGACAGCTCAAAGAGGTATCAACCTCTGCAGCAGCTGGCGGCTACAATACCCTCCCTGCTTTTAATCCAAACAAGAATGCCCAAGGTACTTCACGTAATTACTACTTGAAGATGGGCTGGAAGCTTGTCAATAAGAACAAAGTACGTAAGGCAGCTAAGGGTATGGAGTATAAAGATCTTTGGAAATAAACAATACCTATTTATAACATATGAAAAGCCTACAAAATCAATACAATCTTATCAAAGAAGGTAAAGGCAATAAAGAACTCTTCTTAAAAGAAGCTAAAGCTCAATTCCCTCAATATATCTCTAACGTTCAAACGTTTGATCAAGTTATTCACTCTCTTACCGAGAAAGGTATTCTTAGTGAAACTTTAATGTTAGGAGGAGTTGCACAACCTAAAAATCAAGACTGGTTTAAGATCTTTAACGAAAACGTTAAAGCTGAGCTAAAAGATACTGACAAAGAGGTTGAGGAAATGGAAACTAGAGGCTACAACTATAAGGAGAAGAACAACAATAACATCTCTACAGCAGAAATGCTTAAGGGTTACTATGTTGAAATGAGAGATCCTAAGCATGCTGAAAAGACTGAAGAGGAAATTAAAGCAATCGTAGTTAAAAACCTCGAAAAAGATCCTTTATTCTACGTTAAAGACGGTGAATTCGGAGTTAGAGGTCTAGGATATAAATCAGAACATCCCGGCCTACCTAAAGATATTTATGGTAACTACGCCCTTGGTATTGAACCTAAAGTAAAATTAACAGGTAAGTATAAATCATCTGGAATGGAACCTGTTAAATTAAATGAATCAAAGCATAGTGATGAGGCTGATTTAAAAATATACAAATCAGAATTAAATATGCTTAATAAAACTAAACCAACAGGTGAAAAGCAATTAAAAAGAAAGGCAGAATTAGAAAAGAAAATTGCTGATTTGGAAAAGAAGGTAACAGAAGTATTCTACGGAAGTTCTGATGGAGACTATGACGCTAATCAAGAAGATGAGCACATGGCTTATTATTACTATGACAAAGGTCTTGAAGCTTACAGCGAAGGAGACTTTCTAAAAGCAAATAGATACTATAAAACTGCTTTGAAATACGGAAGTTATTTAGGTTATACAGAACAAGATCTACCTCCTTACGAAAAAGCAACCGGTTCATCTTTAAAAGAAGGAGAAGAAGAAATGTATGTAGTTTACAGCTACCCAGACGGAAAAGAAGATCAAAAAGAGCTGTACCGAAAGGATAATTCACTTCGTGATGCTAAACTCCGAGCTGGTAACTTAAATATAATGTATAAGGAAGACTCTGATATATACAGCTATATGAAACAATCCGAATGGGAGGCCCAATACGGTCCTTTATCAGAAGATAAAGCTACATTATCGGAAGCTAAGAAAAGAGCTATTGAAAAGCATATCAAAGAAATTGAAAAGATGGGTGAAGTAGCTGCTTGGGAACATAGAATCAATATGATTCAAGAAAAAATTGAAGAGCTCACTAATAAAATGACTGTAACTGAAGGCGACGACGTTAAGGATATGGTGGATAAGAAAGCAGTTAAAGAGTTAAAAAAAGATATTGCCTTATTAGAGAAGAAGAAAGCTCTATATGAAAAGCAAAAAGCTAAAGCCGGTAAAAGAATAACTGACAAATCTGCCATGCAAACCGCAGCCGGCGAAGGTGCTACTGTAATGGAAGAAGAGAAGCCTGAGATTAAGCTTTCTGACAGACCTGTTCCTTCTAGCCAAGAACTAGAAGATGAATGGAATACCCGTAAACCTAGCTTTATGAAGTCAATGAAAGCTCAAGTTGCCGGTCCTAAGAAAGAATCTTGGAGCGGAATGGTTAGAGAGTTGATTAACAAAAAGAATTTAAAAGTAAAATAATGGATAAGAACTTACTTATTGAGACTATATCCTTTCAGCCTAGACCTTTGAAATTATCAGAGGCTAAGGGTAGTTCTGGTCTTCCATTGGTTGAGGGTACTTTAGCAACTGCTGAAATAAAGAACGGTAACGGAAGATATTACAGTAGAAAAATTTGGGATAGAGAAATCGATAAGTATATGGATTCTGTTAAGAATAATAGAGCGGTTGGTGAG